GAGAAGATTTTTATAATCAATTATTTTAAATTATGGTAGACTTTACAAAACTAGGGAATAATGCATCTAGCTTTTCTTTCTATGATTACACTTTAGATGATTTAGAAAAGGATGATGAATTTCAAAAAATATCTGAAAGATTTTTAACTTCAGTAGGAGAAAAGTCTGACGATATTTTTGAATACCTTAGAGACTCAGATTACAACTTATATTCCGGCATGCAACGTGCTATGGATAGTGGTAAATTTAATGAGCAACAAAAAGCTGACTATAGATACTTACGTGGTAAGTTTGATAAAGCTGATATGGGAAGCTTTAAACAATATGCAGAGCTTGCAAAAGATGCAGTCATAGATATAGCAACTGACCCTACTGCTATTGCTGCTGCTTTGTTGACTCCGGCAACAGGCGGAACGTCACTAGCTTCTAGAGCTGTCTTAGGTAAAGCAGCTACAGAAGGTTTAAAAAATATTCAAAAAAGTGCAGTTAAGAGTGTAGGCTTTACAGGAGCAGAGGTAGGTGCATGGACTGGTCTTGATAATCATTTTCGACAGAATACTGAACTAAATACGGACATTCGCAAACTTTACTCTAATTCTGAACTAGCAGGTTCAGCAGCTATAGGGGCTGTAACAGGTGGTTTAGTAGGAGGATTACTCAGACGTAACGAATTGTTTGAAGACAGATTACAAAGACTCTATACAGATGATGGTTTTAGAAAAGAGGCCGGAAGCGATAGAGCTTATAACTTTAGAAAAGCAAAAGATAAAGTATTAGGTAAAACTGTTGGAAGCCCTGCTAGAGTTTTACAAACTATCTCGGAATATTCACAAAAAGCTAGAGATTTAGGACAAACTTTTACACATGAGTTTGGCAAGACTTTAACACAAAGAACTCGTAGAAGACGTGGTTTTAGTTATGCCGAAGACTTAGGAGATAGAAGAGGAAATTACTTTTTAAGTTTTGATGAAGCTGTTTCTCCTATTAGACAAACAGGTGAAGTTTTACCCGAAGATGAAATAGCTGTTATAAGAATATTAAGAGGTGGAGATGATTCACAAGCTAGTGAAGCTGTAAAACAAACTGCAAAGAACTTACGAACTTTTTTTGATAATATTAGTGACGAAGCATCTAGTGTAGGTTTAGACCCTAAAAGAATTGAAGATTATTTTCCTAGACAATGGAATAGAGAGGCTATAAAAAATAATAGACCAGAGTTTGAAGCACGTTTAGTTGAGAAAGGAATTATACCAGAAAATGAAGTAAAAGGTGTTGTTGATGGAATGTTAAACAAGCAGAATGAATTGTATGGTTCTCATTCTAATCTTCTAACACAATCTCGTGTTTTTAAAGACATGAAAGATAATGACTTTGAAGAGTTTTTAACTAATGATTTAGTTCCAGTAACTACAAACTATTACATGAATGCTGCACGAACTATACAGATTAAACAATCTTTTTTAAGTCCCGGTAAAGACGTAGGAGTTGTTGGTAAAACTGAAGCAGAAAATTTAATTCTGTTTAAGAAAAGTAATGAAGAACAATTTATTGAAAGATTTATAAATCCTATTGATGATGAATTAACAGCAGCACGAGGTAAAGGTTTAACTTCAAAAGACAAAAAAGATATTTTAGATGTTTTTAAATCTATCACAGGTCAAGTAGATTATTTTGATAGTGGTTTGATTCAGGGCATTTATGATACAACTAAATTAGCTAATGCAATGGCTTATCTACCTTTAGCTACTGTTTCATCTGTAACAGAAGCGTTAATACCTTTTGCAAAAGCTCCAACGAGTTCGGCATTTAAAGGAGCACAAGATGCAGTTACCAAAGGACATAAAATATTAACCGATGAACTAGGACAACTCATTAAAGAAAAACATCGTCTAAGTGATGATGAACTTCGTAGAGAAATGAACAGTGTGTTTATTGCAATGGATGAATCTATTGGAGATGTTACAAATAGATTATCCGGAGAGGGTTTACAAAATGAGTTTCTTAAAAGACAAGCCAGAAGATTTTATAGATTTAATCTTCTTGTACCTTGGACTAAAACAGTTCAGCTTGCTGCATTTTCAACTGGTAAAGATTTGATTAGAAAAAACTTAGAGCTTTTAAACAAAGGCGGATTAAGTAAAAATAAAATACAAAAACTAGAAGGAGAACTATTTGATTTAGGAATAGATATTACTAAAGGAAGAAATTGGCTTACTAAAGGTGGTAAAACAGACGACCCTTATTACAGGGATATAGTGAAAGGTGCAGGTAGATTCACAAATTCTATAATTCTACAAACCTCTAGAGAGTTCGGAACAGTGCCAACATATATGACCAATCCTAAAGTGGATATCTTTACACAGTTTTTAAGATACCCTACAGTGTTTGGTAATACTGTTCTTAAAAATTTTGCTAGAGATGCTATAACGGACCCAACAGTTAATGCTCCTAAAATAGCTGCCTTTGCAGTCATGGCTACTAACATTGCAAAAGCTACAAATTATTGGAGAACTTCTCCTGAAGAAAGAGAACGTATTGAAGAGGATGGTAGCGATTGGCGAGATACATTAAAAGCTTTTCAAAGAGTAGGTTTATTAGGTCCTATGGAGTATGGACTTAGAATAACGGAAGGAATGTCTTATGGTCAAAATCCATTAGTTGCAACAGCCGGTGTAGGTGGTCCTGTTATAAATGATATCATAGGACTAACACTATATAACAGAGGTTTATTAGAAACAGCAGCTCGTAAAGCTCCTTTAGTTGGTACAAAAAATCTTTTTGAAAGAGCAGTAGGAGACCTTATGGAAGAATATACAGGGATAAGAAATCCTTATACTCCTTTACAGAAAGCAGGTAAAGAAGCAGATAAAAAAGTATTATCTGGTTTTAGAAGTTTTGCTAATATTGTTACAGGAAGAGAAGGTCAAAATATAAATAATCGATTAACAACGTCTAATAGATTAAAAAAATATCATGGTGGTAAAGTGCAAGTAGACCCTTATACTGGTCAACCTTATGAAGTTAGAGAGCAATTTGTTACAGGTGGTTTAATAGAAGGTGAAGAAGAAGTACCTTTTACAAAAGAAGACCCGGCAGAAAGAATAAATAAATTTACAGGCGAACCTTATCAAGAAGAAATGAATAGGCTTGGCTTGAGTGAAGGAGGTAGCACAACATTACCTCGTGGTATAAGAAATAATAATCCTTTTAACTTAGCCATCGGAGCAGTAGATAAACAAAAACAAAAATTTATTCCATATGATAATGTCGCACGATATAACGGAGTTGTCGGAACAGATGCTGTTGGAACTGGAATAAAACAAAACGAAGCATACCCTATATTTGAAACTCAGGATTTAGGTAACAGAGCAGGTATGCACAATTTAGTTAAAAAATATAATAATCAAACTGTAGATGAAATGTTTGCAAAATATTCTGCTACCGATAGAGATACCTATGCTAATACTATTGTCTCTTTAACTGGACTACCTAGAGAATCAAAACTAAATATTAAAAATAATCCAGAACTAGCAGCAGAATTAGCAAGAGGTATTATTATTTTAGAAAATGGTTTAACAAAAGAACAAGCTAAGTTAATTCCTTCTAAAGAAACTCTTTTAAAAGCACATCAAGATGCTCAAATAAGTAAAGAGGATTCAAAGTATTCTCAAGGTGAATGGAATACTGTAAAGAAAAATTTACAAAAAACTATTTCAAAGTTATTTAAGTAGCTTGACAGACCTCAATAATAAGTGTATAATGTAATATGATTCTCTATCTAGAAACTCAACTCGAAGCGTGCTACAGACAGTATTGCATGCACCAAGTAAAGCAAGATATGCCTTTTATGTCTTTAGAAGATTTTAGAAATCTGTTTGAAGACCTCATGGCAGAAATATATCCAGACGAATAATGGCAATACCCTTTGAAATAATTACAATGCTAGGGTCCACAATATTAGGTGGCCTTATGAGTCTATGGTCGCAGTCTATAAAAGCTAAACAAGCTCAACAGGCTATGTTAATAGAACGTGCTAAGTTCTAACAAAAA